GAGGCTGGGATTACGTCGGAAAGCATGCTGGTACGAAAGAGGGGCATTATATTATCGGTGAGAAGGGGGATCGACCCGGCGGAGATAGCGATGGCGTTGACCGACCCGCCAATGACGTCTGGCATGAGATCATACTTGCAAGGACGCGTGAGGAGTTTTTCGACTCTGCTGCGCGTCTGGCTCCTCGACAACTAGCCTGCAATTTTTCTTCGCTAACGGCATATGCCGATTGGAAGTATCGGCCCGAATCAGTACCGTACGCTACACCAGATGGGGAGTTTGAGATACCTGATGAGTTGCTTGATTGGGTAGATGATAATGTACGTGGATCTCCTGGTACGTGTTGTCTTGACCGTCGCGCACGGGGCACCCCCAACCTGCTCCGCAGGTCATGTTCGCTTCGCTCGGGGGTCCCCGCCCCGTGCTCTCGAGGTCGCTTTCTTTTCACATCTATACTTGGGGAAGATGATATACTGACAAAGCAGGTCGTCCAAAAGGACTTGTGTTGTTTGGTGCGACTAGGCTGGGAAAGACAGTGTGGGCTAGATCACTAGGGACACACTATTATTGTGGTGGATTATGGAACATGGCTGACTTCTCTGAGTCAGTCGAGTATGCTATTTTCGACGATATGGTAAATGGACTCAGAGCTGGGTATTTCAGTTACAAGGATTGGTTAGGAGGACAATTTGAGTTTATGGTGCAGGACAAATACAAGGGTAAGCGAAGGCTGAAGTGGGGCAAGCCGTCGATCTTCATTTGCAACAGGGACCCTAGGGACGAGATTGGGTTGGATGATCACAACAAGAGCAAGATCGAGTGGGACTGGATGGAGGAGAACTGTCTATTCTACGAAGTGCGCAGCTCTATTTTTCATGCCAGTACAGAGTAGAAGTACTGTCAATCCTTATCAAATCGGAACTTGTACCACCAGCACCAGGGATAAAATAATCCATAACGTAATAGTCTCCCATGCCGGCTTTTGATTCGACGGAATAATTGGACTGCGTTTCGAATGCACCACCCTCATCATCGTCATACACGAGGGTCTTGTTCATGCCATGCCATAGCTTACGCTCTCGTACAAGCCCATTATTATTCGAACTTTGAAGAGTCCATGTCTTGTCAAACTTTAACGTGACACGTCGATTGTCGACGGGAGCGGTTAGAACGTCGTTCCAATCTTGACCTTGGGTACCCTTGAATACGATGCCATTAATCGAATTTACGTAATTTGGCGTGTTGTTGACACTAGCGTTAAACCATAGGCGGGCGATACCGTTACTCGTTTCGGACATCCATTGGGGGCCACCAGTGTCACCGGTCCGACTGACACGGAAAGGATCAGCGCCCTTGTACGTAAAGCAAATCCGGCGGTGAAACCAAGGGACGCCACTAGAAGTCTGAAGTCGGATCTTTTCAGACAAACCACGCATGTAGCATGATGTTGCAGTACGGGAGGCCTCCAGTGTAACGGTTGAGGAAGCCCCCTGATTAGCTGGGCTAAGGTCGCGCGCAGTTGCACACCACAGGAAAAGCCCCGCGTTTGTCGCGGACGCGTATGCAGACCCGGCTGCGGGGGTAATCGAAGCGCCGTTGCTATCGGTGTTAGACACCGTGAGCATGGTGTCGCGCTTCTTCCGGCTGGTCAAATTGAGAATCCGCTTTTTCCCCATTAGGGTTTTTTTGCGATAGGTGCGTTTCTTGGTGGCGTACCGACGGCGTGTTCCACCATATTTCTTTTTGGACACGGCGCGCCTTCGGACGTATCGGGGCCTTCGGTAGGCCATTGGGAGGACCAAGAACTTTGCAGGGGTCGGAGGGAAGTCCGCGGCAGGCAGCACACATGTTTTTGCCTTTGCGTTGGGAGGTCACGGGTATTTATAGGCGGGGGGTCGCGTTTTTTTTTCTGGCTATAACATTAGATTTCGCCAGAAAAATCGACATCACATGGAACAATGCCTGCCAAGTATAAGCTCGACTCCGAACAGTTCTTCATGCTTACATATCCCACAATTCCCGATGGATTCGATACGGACGTCCTTATCGCAATCCTTGAACGACTTGGATGCAACTATAGGATTGGTAGAGAGCTTCATCAAGATGGAAAGCCTCATATCCACGTTATGTTGTGCTTTGACGATCCTTACACAGATCGAGACGCCCGACGAACGTTTACGATTGGAACGCGTGTTCCTAACATACGCGTCCGTCGCACGAGACCTGAACGAGGCTGGGATTACGTCGGAAAGCATGCTGGTACGAAAGAGGGGCATTATATTATCGGTGAGAAGGGGGATCGACCCGGCGGAGATAGCGATGGCGTTGACCGACCCGCCAATGACGTCTGGC